TGACCGCAAGATGGTAAAGTTCCATTTTTTTCTGCTTCATCTTCAGATAATTTAATACTTACATATAACATTCTATGAATTATTGAACTGTAATCAGCTAAAATCATATTTTTACCTTATTTAATTTAAAAAAAAGGCTACTTATGTAGCCTTTTAAACTCTGTAATATTAAAGAGCGTTTAGAATATCATCAATACTATTTGATGGTTTTGCAGGTTCTGGATCTTGAACAGGTTCTTGAACTGGTTTAACAGGTTCTTGTGCAACTTGTTTTACAGGTTCTTGAACTGGATCTTTAACAGGTTCTTGTGCTGTTCCTGCTGATTGAGCAAGTGTGTTAATTTTAGGTGCTACTTGTTGATCTGCAAATTGAACCCAATTTAATTTCTTTTCAAGTTCTTCAAAAGAAAGGAATTGGTCAGGTGCAAGCAATCCGCTTAATGTATGGGTATTAGTTTTAATATCCGCTACAGCTTCTTGAACATTTGCATAAATTGATGTGATTTCTTGTTTAATTTCAGAAGAATCATAGTTAATTTGACCATTCGCGCCTTTTGAACAAGATAATTTGAAACTATGACCACTTAATGGATTAAACATTTCTTTTGGTGTTGCACCTAAAGCTACATCTTGCTCACTAGGATTCATAGCTTTCTGAATCTTGTCTTTAATAGCACCACTCATTTGATAAAGGAAAATTTTGCCTTCATTTTCGGGTGCGGCCGGATCTTTAACAACTTTGATATTTGCGATGAAAGTTACACCACGGCTAAATTTTTTCGCTTCATCTTTCTGACCAGAATTCCACAAACCTTCCCATTTAGTTTGGAAAGGACAAGGTAAACCTATTGATTGAGGTGAAAATTCAGAAACAAAACGTTTTTTACCATCTTTTGTTTCATTAGCATTACATTTAAACATACGTTGGATCATACCACGTTCGCTATCAGGTAGTAGTCGAATAATAGCACCACCGTTACCTTCTTTGTCTTTTGATAGTGTGTAAAAACGTTCATCTTTTGCAAATCCAGTATTTTCATTCAAAAACGGGTCGCCTGAAACTTCTTTCATATCTGCGAAGTTGAACATATCTGAAGTCATTGTTTGGTCTATTGTAGTATCTGTGGTCATTATTTGTATTTCCTTTAGGTTTAAGCATATAAGCAATTCATTACATATTAAAGAATAATTCTTTAATTTCAAGTAATTTGTTAAAGAATAATTCTTTAACTTTAAGAATCTTTTTAAAGAAAACAATTCCCTTTAAAAAGGTTTTAATTTAGTAAACAACTTACCAAATTAGTATAACCATTATAAACACATTTTTAAATTTTGCAAACTTTATTTTTGATTATAATGGTAATTTTTGGTGTTTTTAAATATTTAACGTCAGGATTAACACCAACCTCGACAATCATTATAACTAAACAAATTAATTATAACAACACTTTATTTATACTTTTATAATTTTGTCATTGATTCAAAATGCTTATTGAAACTATCAGAACAGTGTTTAGTTCTGAAATTAAAAATAAAATTATTCTTTTTAATTTCAGCAGTTGAATAAACTGTACCATTATTTTTGTCATTTTTTGGATTTGTATAATCCCAACATGCAACTATGGTATTTCGTTTTTTATTTAAATAAACATCGTATCCTAAACTTTTAAACTCAATTATTCTCCTAAATGTGTCCGAGAATAATTTAGATAAATTCTTATCATAATTTTCAGGCTCTGAACAAATATACAAAAGTAAATTAACTTCTTCACATTTAGTATATTTAAATCCTTTGTAAGCAGGTGATTTTTCTGTATATTTTTCACTATTTTGAAGTGATTTTAATTCAAATTTATGGGTTACACCATCAACATCTTCTATAAAGGTTACAGTAGCTAAATCAAATTTGAAACCATCAATATATGTGCAATCTTTTTCATCAGCTTTCACATCAGAAGGATACACTACATAGCAACAATCTAACCAACAAAAATTTTCATCAAAAATTTCAACCGATAGGTATAATTTAGTATCACCAATTTTGTATTTTCTAATAATATAACTGGCTATTAGATTTGTAAAATTTTTAACATTAGCTGTTGAAAGAATATGTGCAATCTTACCTTGAAATTTTTTATTAAATGTTAATACGTTAGAAGATGATTCACCACATTCTAAAAAAGCGGTAAAAACATCACCATACACATCTGTAATTTTTACAATTTTCATAATTATTTCCTAGTTTACATAATATCACTAAAAAGGTATTATATTGTTGACTTTAAATATTTAAAGTCAACAATATCTAATTATTAAACCTAATTAGCTTTGACAGTCATTATAATTTCTAAATTATTATCCATCGTTGTACAATCTAACATAATTCGGTATGCATCACGATCTGAATTATACTTTACCATAAAACTATATTCAGATAAAGGGATAGATTTGAAATTTTCAACTGGAATAGCAATATTAAAATCTTTAGAACCTTTATCTGCATACAATTTTGAAAATGTATTACTTTTGGCATTAAATGACGATGTTGATCCTAATGATAATGAAACATCACCATCTTTGCAAGATACAATGATATCACCTAAATCTTTAAATACACCCGAAGCTTGACGAATAGTTTTAATATCATCAACACTTAATTGAAAAATTGCTACGTCTGGCACTTCACGGGTTTTATCAAATTGTGAAGGGTCTTTTTCAAAATCACCCATTAATGCAACATTATCAGTGATAAAGCTAGATTTTAGTGAACCTTCTGAAACAAAAATTTCAGGATTTTCAAATGTAACTTTACGATTTTCTGAAAATAGTTTTAATAAAGATGTAAAGCTGCTTAATGAATCCATCAATGGTATTTCTGGAAATTCATCTTCACCAATACCTTCAAAATTGATCCGCATAATCATATCTTTAGAATCTGAAATGGCAACCGTTTCAGGGTATCGTAAAATAACACTATTTGTAATATTTTGAATTTCTGCAAAGATGGGTAAAGATTTACTAAATGTTGTCATAAATTTTTCCTATTGTTTTAATATTTAATTGTTTTGTTAAAATACATTTTATAGAAGTTTAATGTATTTGTAAAGGTTAATATCTATTAAATTTATTAAGTTTCTCTATATAAAGAAACTTAACTTTTTATTTAATATTATAATTTTTTAAGACCAAATAAACAAAAACCAATAGAGTTATAAAATTCATGTTTTGTTTTTGGAGTTCGTAGGAAGTTATCACCAGTATTTTTGAACATAGTTGAACCACCACCCGATAAACTAACAAAATCACATTTATCTAAAATTTTCCCATATCGCTTTTCAACTAAAGCTAGTAATTCTTTCAAATAATCTTTTTTAACTTCACCAACAATTTTAGACATATCATGTTTTGTTCCACGAACTTTATAAAATCCACTATCAATAATATCTTTCGCTTCGTGCAATGTTATATCACGATGAAAATCATTTTTAATATGTTTAGCAATTTTCTTAGCAATTTTCATAACACCTTCGTTTTCGATTCCTTCAAAAAGTCCGGCACTTGTAACACCATTCGAAACCATAAACATATCTAAAGTATTAAACCCAATGTCGCAACCAACATAAGTTTGTGTACCTGTATAATCTTTAACTTCATTTGGAAAGTTATCACCGTATTTGTCAATGCAAAGTTTAGATCCAGCGCCTTGCGGCAATACGAAAATATTATCAATTTTAATATTTTCATCATTAACTGTAAAATCTTGAAGATTTTCTTTAAAATAACCAGAATTTTCAATCTGTGCTTTTGATAATCCCGTAATAATAACATCAGGAAAACAACCAGACATTTTAATAGCTTTATACATCATTAAAGGTGCGTAATACTCTAGATTATCATAATCTGTAATGTCAATCATTGATTCTGATGGTAAAATTAAAGCATCTTCACCAACATAATAAGAATGAGTTTTAAATTTTAAAATTTTATCATCATTCAAATATGGTGTTTCTTTTGTTACACCTAAAACCGTAGGAAATTTGAATTGTTTTACAATATCACCATCTACTGTTGCTACTGTAACTTTAACATCACCAAAACCACAATCTACCCCGAAAACATATTTCATATTATACCTTTATTTAATTAATTATTTCTATTATAGAATACATTATAAATTTTATAATGTATACACTATTTTATTTAATATTTTCCATTTTTAGCTTCTTCCGTAACGTTTGCTTCTCTATTCCTTTTTTGTATTTTTGGTGGTGTTAATGGTTTAAAATTTGGATCTTTTTCTTCTTCTTTTTCTTGTGTATCTAAAAATTCTGTTAAATTTTTGCGAGGATTTTTAGGTACACTTTTTGAACTAATTGGTCGAACATCAGATTTCTGTTCATCGCTGTTAACGTTATCGAAAGTCTTTTCTGTTTCATTATCACTACCCCCTTTTTGCTCATTATTTACCCCTAATTCTGAACTAGTACCATCAGCAAAGTTAATATGCAATTCTTGAATATCTTTGCTACATTCTATATTTAATTTAAACATTTAAATCCTAAAAAGCTGAATTGTTC